GAATCCTACTTGTGTTGAATTAAACAATGTTATGTTGCACTGCCCAATCTCTTCTACAGCTTGTCTTTCTAGAACTAGTGCTTCTTGACGCATGAATCCTTCTTGTAGATTCTGCACACCTTCCATATCCTGTCTATCTCTAAGTATCTCACATGCAGCACCATATGCAATGTACTGGGCCCATTGATTAAGAATAGGATTGTCTGTTGTCTGCATAAATTGAGCTGGCGTCTGATAAACTTCCACTTCACACAGATAGACGTTATCGGGGACTGGGCGAATCGTAAGCTCGTTATTCCAGAACAATAAATTATAAGGACGACCAACTTGATAGGTGGCTGCCCATACGTTAATCATTGTTCCGGCAGCTGGAGCCACTGGAAAATTTACTGTGATCTGCGTAGTCACATAGTTCACGGTTCCACAATATTGAGGAGTAAGGGAAAGGGGAGGAGACGGAACTGGAAGCGGAGACAGAGGAGGAATAGCAGGCTGCTGCTGATTCAATGAATTCAGATAGACATTGTTACCAACATTATTTTGATTAATGAATAGCAATTGTCCTGTTGTGGTGTTAGATCCGATTCCGAATCCATTAACAACAGCGCCTCCATCATCAATTATTCGGATGGGATTTCCGTTTTTGTCTATTCCTCCAATAATAAGCTGTGTGCTTAGGATTCCAAAGTTAGGTTGAGGGAAAGGATTTTGATTATTTCCAAATAGAGTGAATGTGAAACTTGTTGTCACGCCATCCCCGCCTATCGGCTGGAACTGAGTAGGATAGCGTGGATATAAATTGTAAAGTTGGTCACGATTCTTGAAGAAATTTCCCTGAATTCCTTCAAAATACACAGGGGATCTGAATCCCTGTAGATTATTTACATCGACAGGGTATCTATCGACGTTTGGAATCGTTAGGAACTTGTAGACCGAACGCTGCTGATCGATCTTAATGGCATATGGAAAATCATTATTATAAAAAGTATTGACAGCCTGTTGGATATCAAAGCTGGTAAGAGCTGCTTCGCTAGCGGAAGCGGTTAAGCGCCTTACTTTCTTTTCAATGAAAGTATACGTTGAATCGGCTTGGGCTACTGCGCTCATAACATCCCTTTAATTTAAAATGAAACCGGAACCATCTTGTGAAGCCAATCGCCCGCCTCGTCTCTATCAAGGGGAGACTCGTCTTTTTTAATTGCTTCTCCATCGATGCTCACTAGTCCAGAACGTTTGGGAATGTGTTTCATCGAATCATTGACTTCTTTAACCAAACCCATAGGCACTTCATAAGTTTTGCCTGGAATGAAATGCCATACTTGGATGGGATCGCCGCTATATCGGCAATAAGGTTTTGTCAAACGTTCATGTCGTCCCCGGCTATTCATGTATTCGACCTTAACTACTTTTGAATCGTCTTTCTTCAGCCTCTCTAATTCTTTCTTGTGTTCTGGTTTGAAGTTTTTGAATTCATCAAATGGAACACTATTAGTGAGAGTGTTGATCAAACCATGAAGCTCTCCGGAAGCAGTAGCCATCATCAATTGTTGGGTCATATCTAATTTCCTATGTTGTTGAGGCTCTGAAAAGGAACCTCGTTTGTTTGGTTGTTATAAGAGAGATTTCTTGAACCATTAGGGGCAATAGTTGCTGGTTGTTCTACGTTTCCAGAAGGAACCACAAACGCATCGAATAGAGATGAATCAAGATTCAATGTGAAATTTGATCCACTGATTGCTGTGATTGTTCCTACTAAATTGTTTGCTTGATACATCTTATATGTTTGAGGAACCATCAACCTAACTGCCATGCCTACAATGTATGTATTAGCCTCTGTAGTCGTGTTTTGTATTGCCACCCCTATCACCATAGGGGCTGACTGAGAAATGCTTGTGATTAGCAAGCTAGAGGGTATTTGGATGACTGGAGGCAAATATTGATTAGCCATCTTCCCTCAATTAAATAGGTTTTTTGAAGGATTGAACTTTAAAAAAACCAATTTACATTAAGGGAGAGGACAATTTGTCCCCTCCCATGCAAATTGCCTTTTAGAGAAAGTAGATTCTCCAGAAGGCAATTGTTTTTAATTCGACCATTTTCCCGACGCCAGGAAAATGATCCACATACTAGCTAGGAACAGGAGCATTAATAGTTCCAGTTTCCATCTTGTAAGCTTGCCAAACGATAACATCTGCAGCAGACCCCCCAGGCGATTGCGCGCCTGCCGATACGTACATATAAGGAACAAATACGCCTGAATGGAAAGGAATCTGTAAAAAGTTATATCCAGTCTGAACGCCAGTAATTGGATTAAACTGAGTCGATTGCCCAGCAGGTGCTACGGTTGCGAACAATTGAGTTGTTGGCGAACCAGAACTTGCAGGGAATGCAAATGCTGTGAAGTTTGTTGTATTCACATTGATAGTGAAGTTGTAGGCATCAACAATTGAAGTTACAACAGCAGGTAAGTTTTGAGTTTGGTAGTAGTTATTTAACTGTACCATTCCGAAAGAACCTGGAATTGTAAACTCTAATTTTTGACCCAGATACACACTGTTTGCTTGAGAAACAGTCACTTGTGCTTGAGCTGCTTGAGTAATTGCAGTCACATACAAGAAACTTGGCTCAACTGGAGTAAACTGATTAACTCGTCTTACTGAGAAAGCAGTTGCGGCAGCAGCAAACCCTGAGGAGTCTAACCCTAGCAATGTAAATGCAGATCCTGACACTGACGAAATAGTAAATGTCATGCCGGAAATCTGTTGCATCCCTACAGCATTATAGATAATGACGGTATCACCTTCTGAGTAAGTGTTAGTTACACTTGCTACAGCGCCATTAGCTTGTGTAATGGTTGTACCTGTTAAAGCTGCCTGCGGAGCAGGGAAGCTAGTCACATAAGTAAAACCATTAGATGCTGTTGATGTTGAAAAGTTATCAATGTTAATGGCGCTTGTGCTGTTGGTTTTTTTCCAACGTAGGCCGTCATTAACAGCTGTTAGGCCACCACCAAACCATTCCCCTCTGACTACACGACCAGTTCCCTGGGTTGTTGCCATTTGAGTCAGGTTAGTAGTCACAAAATAATCAGCCCCACTAGGAAGAGGGATGACTTGATTCACTGCAGTTGCGGGCTGAGTGAAAGTTCCTTGAGAAACGATAGTAAAAGGCATAATCTTAATCTCCTTATGATGGTTGGAAGGTTGTTACGTTCAAACCAGAGATCCAGTTTTGGTTCGTGATCGCACGAGCGATAGCGAACTTGGCATAGAGTTGGCTGTTTTGAGCAACGGAAGAAACAACCCAAGGTGGACGGTATCCGATGACAGCCGTATAGTTGTTCTGCTCGATCTTGGCGGCAGCTTCTAAGCCATACATAGGGATTGTGTAAACTGTGTTGCCTCTTAGTGAGATACCAGGAGTCCTTGCAGCCTTAGAGGAGACAAAGAAACGGAATCTAGAAATCGAGCAATACTCTTCTGGGCGAATCCCTTCTTGAGTGGGATATGCTGATTTAAGCAATACGCCTTGAACTTTCTGAAGGTCAGCGCAAAGATTTGTATTCGCAAGAGCAATGAATGCATCACGAACACCACCAGTAGCAAATTTTAATGTTGCTTCCAGGTTAGTTAGCATTGAACGAGCGTCATTGCCAAGTAGGATGTTTTCGATGTTGTTCACATCATTCAAGGAAATATTACTAGGCTGATCGCCGTTCAAACCACCTGTGGCATTGATGTAACTGACGCTAGAAGAGAACAAGTCTCTCATCAACAAATCTTCTTTTTCTCGCAGCCATTGGCCTAAGAGAGCGGTGAATTTTGTTAATGTTTTGCTGTTCTCCCAGAGAACGACTTGCTCGTTAGTGACGATAGATTTCGCATAGATTTCCATTGTGGCATCGATGTCTGTACGAACAGGCACTTCAGATGCTGGATCGATTCCTGAACCGTCCAATTGACCGCCATCAGTCGACAATCTTTCGAATCTTGACATTCTAGTGGTCTTACCAATGTATGATTCAGCATGGTGCAAATCTACACCAAAACTATGTATCAAATTAAACATTGGAGTTGACAAAAGATCCTCGCTCGCCTGAACGGGGAGCTCGGGAGCCATATTCTGTATTCCGGTGATACCGGTAGAAAAAGACATAAAAAAACCTCGTTATACAGTTGATAATCATGTTCATTGCGAATGAACTATTTTCAGCTGTACTGACGAGGTACGTTTCAGTCTATGGTAGATAGGCGAATTCTTTTATACTGCCTAAACCCATGATATATATAGAAATAATTTTAATCAATAACTTTTATTCCATACTCATTCAAAAACTCTTTGCACCACTCTATTTTGTCCTCAACTCGTTGACCTGATGGTTGTGATTTTGACCATAATTCTAAATTTTCTATGCGATTATCAGAACGAATACCATTCTTATGATGAATACTTTCATGTTTTCTAAGTATTCTTCCTATGTGGTTAAATATTATCAGTTTATGTTCTGCAACTCTTCCATATTTATTGGCAAGAGGATGATTTTTTATTCCAAAATATTTATAACCAGATTTAGCCACATACCCTTCTCCTGAAAATTTTTTCATTCTAGGAAAGTCCATAGGTAAACATTTTTTCTTTCTTACCAATCTGCGATGCCATTCACGATGATATTTTCTTAATTCTTCTCCATTTTTTTCATAATTTTTCCTACTATTTAAACGATTTTTTTCCTTTTGGATGGGGTGATTTTTATAACATTTATGACAGCAATATTTTTGACTTTTTCTTCCGGCATATTGTATTAAACAAGTATTGCAGATTTTATCTATGATTATATTTTTTGACACGTAACCTCCGTAGTTACTCCGATGATAAGACATGCAAGGCGATCGGAAATCGCTTTTCGGGTGCCCCCTATGCATGTTGACGATGATTATAGCATTTATGCATCTTCAATTCAACAGGAAAAATATTTACAAAAAAGGATGTTCATTCTTCAGATGACCCTTAAGCTGATTTTTCAATTGTTCTATTTCAAGGCACATCACGGATAAAGCTCTAGAAATATTAAAATCATCTATTAAATTCTCTTGTAATTTTTTATCAGGATAAGCTTCTTTTGACTCCTTAATGTTTTCTTGATAGATCTTATTCCAAATCTCTGCATGAGATGCAAAAGCGCGTCCTAAAGTTTCAATCCTGTAATCTTGTTCCGTCATTTTCTAATTCCCTATGATGTTTCTCTCTTTCATATTGCCAATACGGTATCAAAATAAATTCTGCTAATGCGTGCATCAATTCATTTTGTCGAAATTGATATTGATCAGGTGATCCAAAGCTAACAAGAGTAGCCCTTTGATACTTCTCAAAAACTTTTTTATATTGATCAACTTTATATTGTTCCACGGTCTCTCCATAAGTCTGTCATTATTATCATATCTCTTACGATAGGAGAAGAGCGATCAATGTTATGGAGATCGCCATGTCTTTCATTCCAGGCGTCAGCAAACCTTTTCATAGTACTCAGTGCTTTATAATCTTTTCCAAACGCCCACAAAGCAAAAGAATCAGCATCCTCTTCGCCTACCAATTCAATTGCAATATCTCTTAGTCCAAGCATTAGCTAACTCCTTTCAGAATCTTCTGCATTCTCTCCCAGTTTGAAGCGCGTCTTTCTTCGGTAAGTCTTGCGCTTCCAACAGCTTCTCCTGGCTGTGTAATCCCTGTGCTCGAAATAGACTTAGGCTTATTGAAATTAGCCTCAGCCTTAGCAGCATCTTTCTTTGCTGTGGTTGTATTGGGAACAAATTTTTTAACAGCTTGATAGATGTCTGACCATTTGTCATATCCATCTCTTAATCTTTGAAGTGGGCGAGAGACTTCTGGATAGTGATAATCGAGATAGTCCAGATTGTCTTGAGAGATCACGTTGTTAAAATCAGGATAAGTTTGAGATAACCGATTAGGATATTCTTGCTGTTCCCTTTCTAGTCTTGCTTTTTCTGCTGCTGCTTCTCTTACAGAAAGAGCCGCCTGAACTTTTCTTTCTATCCTTTCATCTTCTGTTTCTTCACGCTCCTCCGGAGCATTCATCCCATAATATTGCTGATAGGCTTGCGGAGTTGGAGCTGACTTTGAAAAAGCTGCTTCCATCGCTGCTTTAAGAGCTGCCACCTCTGCTTCTTTTTCAGATGCTTTACGCTCAGCGGCTTCTCTGTCAGCCCTATCTTTCTTACGTGCCTCTCTAAAAGCGCGCCAATTTGGGTCTTCTGGTGATCCTTCTTCTGTTTTATTTTCTTGAGGTTTTTGCTGTGACTGCTGCTGTTGGTTTGCTTCAGGCTTTTTTTGTTCTGGACTTGCTTTAACTTTCTCTGTGTTTAAAATATTTTCTTGGTTTAAAATATTTTCTTGCTTATTCTCTGGGGTATCAACTGTCATTTGGAGTCTCCTTGTGTCTGACGTCAATAAATTAATTGAAAACCCAGAGAGAGTAAAGGAAAATTTTGAATACGATGAAAAGATGAGAAAAATTCGTGATGAAGTTTCTAAGAAATTCTCGGATTATAGGAAGACTTTAGCTTATATGGCAGCAGACGCACCGATTGGAACGCTTTGCTTGCCATCAGTAATTGAAAATGCATTACTCGCTCACGGCTTGATGCGTATCTACGATCTTTTCGATTGCGATTTTACTGAAGTCAAAGGGCTCGGAGTCCGTCGCATTGGGGAGCTTACATCCAGCCTTGATAAGTTCTTCTCGATGCTCTAAGAAGTACTCATGCTCAGAGGGCATATTAATCTTTTGATCTGCTCTAACATAATTCCAGAAGTGGCAGGGATCTGAATTGTAGAATTGTTTTGTGATTGGATCGAACTTCCACCCTTTGTAAAAGGCGTCTGACCACGCTTTCATTGTCTGATAGCGTTTATCTACATGAGGCAACTCATGAAGCTCGGCCATAACCATATCAGAAGGTAAAATCCAAA